ATGTGTGGACGTTTTGCACAAGCACAAACCCGTGAAGAATATCTGGCGTACCTAGCCGATGAAGCCGATCGCGATATAGCATACGACCCTGAACCAATCGGACGTTACAACGTGGCGCCCGGTACCAAAGTTCTGCTGCTGAGCGAACGCGATGAACAACTGCACCTCGATCCTGTGTTCTGGGGTTATGCACCTGGGTGGTGGGATAAAGCACCTCTGATAAACGCCCGCGTCGAGACTGCGGCCACGAGCCGCATGTTCAAGCCGTTATGGCAGCATGGCCGGGCGATATGCTTTGCAGATGGTTGGTTTGAGTGGAAGAAAGAAGGTGAAAAAAAACAGCCCTACTTCATTCACCGCGCTGACGGACAGCCGATTTTTATGGCGGCGATCGGCAGCACACCGTTCGAGCGCGGCGATGATGCAGAAGGTTTTCTGATAGTAACGTCTGCAGCTGACAAAGGACTGGTCGACATTCACGACCGACGGCCACTGGTTCTGTCGCCGGAAGCGGCCCGGGAATGGACGCGCCAGGATATAGGCGGGAAAGAAGCGGAAGAGATTGCATCTGACGGCTCTGTGCCAGCTGAGATGTTTACCTGGCATGCAGTGACCCGTGAAGTGGGAAATGTAAAAAATCAGGGGAGAAAATTGATAGAACAAATAGATATATGATCTGATGTACTTTTGATGTGCACTTATATCTGATCCAGCATTATCTTATTTTACGAAAGAAATATATTTGCAGCCATAGGACCACTAAGCCCATTTATACGATAGAATTCAACGCGAACACCAGGCTTTAACGTTTGGCTTTCGCTATTGCTTAATGCGGAAACATGTAAAAAAACATCTTTTCTGCCATCTGATGGGATGATTAACCCCTTTCCACTCTTGAAGTCAAAACTTTTGACGATTCCTGTCATTTTACGAGACAACTATTTTCCTATTTATAATAAAGATTTGACTATACAGGACCAGTTAGAAATAGCTATTCTTATTTTAACGGCCTTCTGGAAGGCTAAAATAAAATTTGCTTATTCATTCAACACGTGCCTTAATGGTTTGGCTGATTCGTTGCGATGATGAATCTAAATTTTCAAAAGCTACCCTCATAACCAGGTGTTATCTCTGATATCACCTCCTCTTGAGTCTATACGTGTACCATCATATATTTCTTTTCATGAGCTTGTTAGTTTGAAATTTTCAAACAGAGGTTATATGTCATCTAAAATAATCGGTCTTGTTAAGTGGTTTAACGACGATAAGGGATTTGGCTTTATCTCCCCACTCGATGGAAGTAAAGACGTTCTTGTTCACACTTCTTCTCTGCAGGGAGAAAAATTTAATACTCTCTTTGAAGGACAAAAAGTCAAATTCGCTATCATAGCTGGCACTAAAGGGCCAACCGCTGCCAATGTAACGCTCTGCGATAGATGATTTTTAAATGGATTACTTAAGCCAGCATGATTTTATCAGAGGCCAATGATTAGTCGGTACGCACATCATTACAACAGGCCAGCATATTTACTTACCATGAAGTTTGCTGACCGATGTGATGAAATGCAGGTCTGCTGCATGAACAGTCTAAAAGCAGAAGCTAACTGCTTATAAAACATTAAAGTGCGTAAGAGGTTAGGCAGCCTCCAAAAGCATCACTTCTTATTTATTGTATTACTGTTTTTTTAGAATCGCTGAGAAGATTTGAACAAAGCGCTGCAGTATGGGCACAACAACTGAGCCCCCTTTTGTACACGATTGTAACTATGTTCGGAATCTTTTGAGCAGATTGGACAAGGGCATTTTACTAAATAATTTCGGCGGGATTGAGTGTTTTTTCGTGCAGTCATAGACTTCTCCAGTTCAAATGGACCGCTACAGTACACGTAAAGGCGGCATAATGCTTGTTTTAATTTCGAGAGAGGTGACATAACGTGAATAAGCCAAACCCTTTCGAACAGCATCGAATCTCAAAAAGCTTTCAAATACAGTTGGATATATGAAAAAAGTAATCATTTTCTTTAATGGTAAACCAAGTAAAGTTATCACTGTACTAAAAGGCGTGACGTCAATACGCGAAGAATATCCTAATGGAGAAGAGGTAAACCTTCAGATCATGTCAGCCGGTTTTCCCTCTTTAACAGGTGACCATGAAGTTGTCTATGTTGCATCAGATCGAGAACTTACTTCTCAGGAAATACTAGATGCAGCCCAGAAGTATCTTTAATATCCCAGATACACAGGCAATACCAGTGTAAAAAATCATAATTACAATAGCATTGTTCATTATTACCGCCTGCTAAACGCAGGCTTTTTTTTAAGATTGCATACGATAGAATCCGTTAAATCAAAAAAAACAAGTAATATTGTATATTTAACCAACACACCGCTTCATTCGGCTAATCATGCACACGAGACCCTTATGCAAATCATAAGTTACAAGGTATTAATAATTATTGAAACGAATGAGTTTGATCAAAAACCCCCTGTTCTAATTTTAAAATTCTTACATGACCGCGAATACTCAGATAAGTCTGAAAGAGGAGTTAAATTTCCAGTAAACACATACATTGGGTTGGAAAACCAAGCAGTCTTAGAGTGGGAGTCTGAAAAAGATGGTGCAGACAAGTTAAAACAAAGACTTTATGGTAAACTTAATAGAATCAGGAAATTAGAGAAAAAACCCACTACGGTTTTTTTAATGATTTCCCCTAAAGAAAAGACGCTTTCCTTTGTATCCAGACTCAAAGAGAAAAAATCACATCTACAGTGATTTAGCATAAAAAAACAGACAAGGTATTGAATATGTGATGTTTTTATAGCTTATGTATTTGTCATAACTTTCTCTTGCTTCTAATTATATCTTTATGTCAATCTCTGGATAAGAGCAGCCTACCAGTATACTTAAACTCGTTCGCAAGAATAGTTTTTTTAGCGTTCATTCAGTCACTTCGCAGATGATTGGTTCTGATTTATCACATTAGGGTTACCAACCATAACTCGCATTGCATTCGATGGATTTCGGAACTGAATCCCCTTCCATCTCCTTTCCGTCACATTTTTTACTGTTCGGAACGTTCGAAGATTCCTGCTGTCCAAAATATACTCTAATCAGAAAAGGTACTCATGGAAATGCTTATCACCTTTACTATCGTAGCTTTAGTTCTGGCTTTAATGACATTCAGTTTGGTAAAAATAGGAATCAGTGTATCTAACAATCCTGATTAACTGTAATATGTAGTCAAGTCTCAGTAACAGCCTTATTCACTGGGAATTTCTTATAAAGAGTGCATAATGCTACATCATAAATGATCGCCACCTTCTTTCTGTCGACGCCTTTCTCAATCAGTCGCCCTGCCTGTGCCCATTGCTCTTCTGTCAGCTTCGGACGCCTGCCGCCGATTCGCCCTTTCTCACGAGCTGCGGCTAACCCAGCGCGCGTGCGCTCCACTATCAACTCCCTCTCCATCTCGGCCAGGGCAGACATGATGTGGAAAATGAAACGCCCCATCGGGCTTGAGGTATCGATGCTGTCAGTGAGGCTCTTGAAGTGAATACCGCGCTGTCGAAGCTCGTCCACCAGCAGCACCAGATTTCGCATGCTTCGCCCAAGGCGATCAAGCTTCCACACAACCAGCGTATCTCCCTCTTTCAGCGTCTTAAGAAGCTTTTTCAGCGCTGGCCTGTTAGCCACTGTTCCGCTCATTTTTTCTTCGAAAATTTGTTCACATCCTGCGCGTTCGAGCGCTTGCCGCTGAAGATCCGTATTTTGGTCATTTGTTGACACCCTTACATAGCCAATTTGCATATTTTTCACCCAATTATTTCTGCAAAAAAAACAGGTGACGTTATCGGCCAGGCCGCTCAAGAGCAATCTATAAAACGTCGGTTTGGGAACATCAGCAACAAAGGACGTCGGAATGAGCTCAGGGAACGTCTTACAGGTAGGGGCTTTTGGATTGCCAACTGGTGATGCCAGAGCCTTTAAAACAGACACGGCTGTTGCCCCTGATGGAACAAACTTCGACAGTCTGACAGAGCCAGGAACCTTTCGTTTGCTCATAGACATGGCTAAATCTACCTCTGGGCCGATATCAAGTTGGTATGGTTATGTCCAAAATTACGTCCGTATTGCTGGTGTTGCCATGACACAATTTTGCTTGCCATACGCCAGCAGAACCGATGCGGGTAGATTTTTTTTCAGGGGGTATAACACCGATGTATGGAGTCCCTGGAAGGAGATCACGACTTCAGCGATATCTGACAGAGCTATGAAAAACATCGGCGATGACCTCGATCTGGAAGAGGCGCTGCTGAACATCTGCCGGATGGAGTTCAAGCACTTCACTTTTAAGGATGATGAAACGCAGACCCCACGACGCGGGGTGATATCCCAGCAGATTGAAACGATTGATCCCGAATACGTTAAAGAAATAGGCGGCATACTGCATCTTGATCAGACGCCAATGTTGCTCGATGCGCTGGCTGCAATCAAGGCCCTGACAATCCGTGTCAGGGTATTGGAAGAACAGGCTGGCATTGAGGTTTCAGCTCAGTAAGCTAGATCCCTAATCGGGTCTCAAGTTCGGCAAGATCACTCTCGATACATTTTACCCGGTTGGCCAGCTCCTTCATGGCTTCAACATACAGAGCGCTCATCGCACTGTAGTCCACGGTTTTGAGACCGTTAATCTCCTCTCCATTCTGCGTTATGCCGGTGCCGCCTGAACTTACTGCGACAGGAAGAACACGTTCCAGTTCCTGGGCGATGATACCTGCGCTGCGTACCGACTCCGATTCTGTGAGTTGAATGCCGAACGTGTATCCCGTCAGTGAGCATATCTTCTCCAGAGCCTTGCTGACGGGCTCTTTGTCGAATTTGAGTCGTTCATCTGAAGTCTGATTTACCGAAACGCAGTTAAACCTGCCATCAGCGCCGAAAGAGAAGCTATAGCCATTTGCTCCACCATTATCATTATTATCAGGCCTGATCCGGAGGGTGCCTTCCTTGGATGCATAGATTACCCCTCGTGATTCATTCCCTCCTGCACCGTAAAACCACACGTGAGCGTTCTGTGTATCGCTGGAGGCCCATACGTTTGATGAAGTTACGGCTCTTAGTGAGCCACCTGCGTTAATGCTTCCTGAAGAAGTTATGCTGTTCTGGCAGGTGATAGGATTTCGAAACTCAAAACTGTCACCGATAAAAGTGTATTTTCCAGCATAGAAAGTGAAATCACCCTTTCCCATCCCACCATTTGAATTACCACCACACAGGATGCGCGCGTCATAGTCATTAGTGCCAAGAAAATGGAAATCAACGAAGCTTGCAGAAGAGGCCTTTTTCGCTCCAATTTCGAGGCTTCCGAAATTGGCTGTTGCTGATGTTCCCAAACCGAGGTTTGTGCGAACGTCTGCAGCGTTCGTTGCACCAGTCCCGCCCTGGTCAATCGGGAGAGCACCGTTGGTCCCTTTCTGTGCCAGCTTACCGATGCCGGGGATAGTCACGGGGGTGCCGTTTATAGTTACCGTGATGCTCTGATTTGCTGAGGTAGTAGCGAACGTCTCCCATGCGCCGATATTCTCGTCATACTCTTTGATGAGCTGAGACATGGCCTGCGCCAGCCCATCGACCGAGATATTGTCTGATACCAGAATGCCGTACTTCTGGCCACTGAGCGCCGGTGATGCAGCAGGCGTTACCGTCATTGACGTGGCGCTGTTCACGGATGAAATCTGAAACATCTGCACCGGGTTGGACATAACGATAATTGTCTGGCCAGCGCGAACCTGGCTGGCGGGTGCAGTCCAGTTTGTGCCGGTGCCGGTTGCGGTGTTTCCGTTAATGGCGATGGTGCCAGTGTTATAAAGCATATTTTCTCCAGGCAATAAAAAACCCCGCCGGAGCGAGGTTTATTGTAATAGGAAATTTATTCAGACGTACATATCAGGAAGAACGGGAAGGCTGAGCGTCGTTATCGTGTTATTACCCCAAATTGCATACTGCTCGCGCCCAAGATATTTTCCTCCCTGAACTGAAGCGTTACCGTTCTGTATTTTTATTCCGAACATCCGATACACATACATGCCATTGACCATATGTACCATCAGACCAAACCTACCGAGCGGAACATACCCGCCGCCGATATTCACGGCGCTTGTTGAAGGTGTCCAGAGTTGATTGAGGTATACGAAAGGCCTTCTTGTCGTTGAAAACGTGCAGGCTCCTGCAGCGTTGAAGATATTGAGCCCTGTTCCTGGCTGCGGCGCTACGCCACTGGCGAAGATAACGATATCTATCGTGCCAGTTGCGGGAGCGTCATCGTTCGTGGACGGAGGGCTGAAGAACCTGACCGTGTTACCGTCGAAGTCAATCGTGTTACCGCTATTACAGCGCCCGAAAACGACATACTTCGACTTGTCGTATCCTGCTATCGTGGGAACCGCCCATCCTCCGGTCGGAACACTTACTGTACCCATCCAAATGCACTGCCCTGACTGCGTGGCATTGGTTATCGAGGTGAAGTCAGTACTGTCGCTGATGAGCAGGCCCACCCCGCTTCGCTGACCTGTCGGGAATATCTGCCAGACACTACCAGGAAAGGTATAGGTACTATCCCTCTCACTTATACCCAGCGCCTGCATTCTCGAATTTTGCGTAACACGACCACCAGAGATAGTGATGGAATTCATCTTATGCCACAGCCCAGAATCAACATAGGCGGTAGCATGCGGTATAAACAGCACCTGCGCCCCTGAAACATAACCAGCGATGTCCACATACTTTGGTTTCTGGTAGCCGGTGTCGAAGCTGGCACCAAAAGACGGGCATCTCAGGCCCGCCGTTATCTCCATACGCTTCCCGCCGTCATTAAGTTCTATCAATAATCCTGTCGGCATCTTATGTCCATGTCCCCAGTACAATCCGGCCACCACCAGGAATGTTGACGGTTAAACCGTTGCCATTGATCACTGTTGTGTTGCCGGAACCATTGAAAGAAAAATTACCGTTTGTGGCGTAAATCGAACCGCGAACGGTGACGTTGTTGAAAGTCGCGTAGCCGGACTTGTTGATGTGCCAGCCAACGTTCCCGGTAAGGGCATCGGTCTGGAGAAGATAAAGAGGCACATCACCCGTCGCCTGTGCGCGGCGCGTTGATCTGCCCGTGTTGTCTGGAAACGTTCGCTGGATAAGTTTGCTGCGCCTGACGCTGTCCCCCTTGAAGAGATAGATACGCTTAACCAGCCCCTCACGACGACATCTGCGCCAGAATTTGTAGGCATTATCCGTCACGCCATCTTCACCCCCTGAGTCCACGGCCATCGACATAAGCCGCATGCCCTTTGACGGGTCAGATGCCAGAGGCCACGTTTTCTCAAAGACGTCAGTGAGCAAAAGATCCCAGTCCTCCGGATAGCTTGCCGGGTCAACCTGTATGCTTTCCCCGTTGCCGTCACAGCGCAGTGAATACCGTATGTTGTAACGGTCAACTATCCAGCGCTCACCCATACTTCCGTAACCCGTAACCTGCACTACAAATCGCCGGTCGCGCCCGGCCTGCACGTCCACGGTCGCGGTGAGAAACTGCACGCCGTCCGGTACCGAACGTTTTGGAACATCCTCGGCACGCTGCTCGAGCAATTCACTTTTACGCTGCTCCAGGCTTGCCCGCGGCAGATAGGGTCTGCCGAAATCGGTGTTGATCACCGTTTTCAGGGTTTCTTCGCTGCGCGTGGATTCGTATTCCTGCTCGGCGGTCAGGTACTTATAAATAAGCTGCGCCCAGGTCTGGTATGCAGCTGCCGGACCTTCCATCCAGAAGGAGGCAATACGGGAACGACGGCCATCACCACTTACCTGACCTTTACGGTCGATACTCTGCCCATCCCTCAGCCAGACACATTTCATGTTCAGCGCACGCTTCATGTCCGGTGTGATCCTGCCTTTACAGGCCGGGCACTGTAGAAACGCGGCTTCACTAGCCAGCACGGGATCGCTGCTGTCGCGGTACCCGGTCATATTGTCCATTTCCGGCTGGAAATACTCCCCACAATGCGGGCATGGCCAGTAAAGGCGGCGGCGGTCGCCACGGTTATAGAGTGATAAAATTCCGGTAGTTGGAGGGGCTTCATGAGGCGTGGTTCGCCGCCATTTTGTGTCTCTGATATCCCTGCCGGGTGAACTCTCAACCAGCGTCATCCCGGAGGACATGAATGTCGTGGTACGTTTCGACGCCAGTGAAAAAGCGTCGCCCTCCCCGTCGATATCTTCAGGAAAACGGTCGTAATCCGTCAGCGCCACACTTTTATAGTCAGAGGACGACATGATATTGACGGATGGCCAGCCGAGCTTCAGATAGTTACCGGCGCGGAATGTACGATCGTAGACGTTATTATCGTTATGCCTCGGACTTAACCGGTTTTTAACTTCAGGACTGCAGCGAAAAGTACGGTCCAGACGTTTTTTTGAATGCTCGCGCGCCTTTTCCTCTGATACCTGAATGACGAGCATATCTGCCGGATCGCAGACGATGTTATAGACAATCCATCCGTCAATCAGCCCGATGGTTTTACCCGTTCGCGCCGGGCCAACAAACACAACCGCATCGTATTCACGTGAGGCCAGGCAATTCATCGGCTCAATCACATAAGGTGCAAGATCTGGGTCCCATGGAACGGAGTTTCCTGCCCCCATTGGCACGCGCATATATGTACCGACCGCATCGGCCACCGGCATACGACGCGGGGCACGTAAAATACCGGAAACATCGCGGCGGATGCCCCTGGCGGATGCCCGCTTTGCCATCAGTCCTCCTCTGGCTCTTCCTCCTCTGTTTCAGCGTCCTTTACCCTCTCCGCCATCTGGTCGCGCAGATCATCGATAACGTTTTGTACGCGGGAAACCGCAGTCGGCGTTAATGCGCAGTCGCGTTCGAGTATGTCAGGGAGAGTTTCAAGTACCATGACGACGGCTTTCGCCATCAATGAGAATTCACGCGCCACTTCATCAGCGGGTATTAACTGCCCCGTATCTTGTTCAAACTTCAGCCTCTCGTTCTCTGCTTTCCAGTGAGCGAGCCTGTCGGATGGATCCATATCGTCGATATTTGTCGACACGGTGGGGATCATCAGTTCGGTCAGAATGTCTGTAACCAGATAGAGTTTTAATTTGCTGTTGCTGCCTGGCGCAGGTTCGACATTTTTCAACCTCGCGGCAACCGTCTGACGGTGTACGCCGGTTATCCCGGCAAGCTGGTTGATATTCAGTTTTAATGCGGCGATTTCCTGGTCCATGATGGTGAACACTTTTTAAACGATTCGACATCTTGCGAAAACGGCCCTTAAATAAATCAAAGACCTGCATAAATGATGATGATGACCTTAGATCGCAAAAACTAGCCGTTTTCCGCGCGCCAGCCGCCCCGTGGTAGGCAACCCCGCCGGGAGGACCCATCGAATCTAAGAAGATAGATCCGTCGTTATGCACCAACGTTACCTTCCATGTTAAGTAAATTCCCCTTTAAGTCCTTTAATTTTCACTTCTATGATCATGCATACCTTAGATGTGAATTTATTCATTTACATGCTTAGGTTTCCGCATAACTATGGGATCGCCTCATCACCTATCAAGGAGATTTCAATGAGCTACACACAAGCTGAAAAGTTACAAATCCTTTTACTCTGTGATATCCATGAAGCACTTGGAATTAAAAATAGTTTTGATGCCGATCTGATCAGGGAAGCTGTATCAACTGATAACACATGGGCTTTAGAATGGAACGCTCCATCCTTGGCTACGGACGAAGACACCCCTGAAGACGTTAAATTTGTATGCGATGTCTTAGATATGTATGACTTCTTGGCCTTTACGTACGAACAGTTAGATGATGCACAGAAACGGCAATTACACGAAGAAGTCAGACATTTCGATGGTGTTAATAGTGTCACATTCCCAGGTTTTGATGGGAACAACGAGGGCAGACTAATGAGTATTGCTTATATGTTGAAGAAGATGGATCGCTTCAATAAGCAAGATATAACCAAGAACTCTCACATGCCTACAATTTCAATTTATCGCAGAATGCTTGATGTTTTCCTTCCAGCACGTGCCGATATGATACCTGGTGTCGGCGTAAGCTATGAAGTCTTAAAAAATACTTTATTGGCAAGAGTTCATCCAGACTATCGATAATTCATTAAGCTGAGGTTTTTAAGGCGCCTTCCTAACATCTTATTTCCCTCTGGGGATGGCTTTCATGACATCCCCTTTTATGGTAAACATTATTTACGCTCTTGTTCTACCTTTCGTATTGCCGCAAAATTATTATTTCCTTTCTCAATTACTGCAAGCAGCGGCTTAATCCACAAAACAGCCTGACAATACGTCATTGATCTGGAGGTAGCGGAACTATCATCGGCTGTATTAACTCTTTCGGTATCGGCGTGCATTGCGCTGGAACGTAAACGGTACGCGTATTCGAGCAGCCCACCAGCGATATCAGCAGGAACAGGCAGATCACAGGTCTTTTCACGGCGGAGAATCTCCCGATATTCGATTACGGTTTCTTCGGTGCTGATGTCTATCAGCGAGTTCAGCCTGTTGGCATGCTCTGCAACCTGATTGAAACGATTGAAGTTGAATGCCTGAGTGGCGATCACCTGCCCCTGCAAAGTGTTGTCGCTTCTCAGAACGTTGTTATCACTCTGCAGTTTGCTGGCAACTGAACAACTTTTAACGAAGGCTACTGACAGGCCGGCAATGACGACAATCGCAACTGGGAAAAAATTAAATTTCACTGATCTAACCCCCAACATGCCAGAGCGCTTTCCTGATCGCGTCGTTCCACCTGGCCATAGCAGCCATTCTTCTGGCCTTTGGTCAGGCGGCAATTACGTCCACCGTCCTTAATCCACCAGCGAATCGCCTCGCATGCCCCGTGCCGGTCACCGGCATTGATGCGCTTGTAAAACGTGGAAGGGAAGCACTTACCCGGCCCGATGTTGTACGGGCAGAAAGATGCGATCCCGGCCTTCTGCGGTTCGGTAAGTGGTACCGTAATATTGCGGTTAACCCACGCCAGAGCCTTATTGCGTTCGATGGCGTTGACCTGATTGCATTTCGCCTGTGTCAATTTCATGCCCTGCACAACCGGTTTACCATCAACCATCGTAGCGCCGCGGCAAATAGTCCAGATACCACCGCCATCTTTGTACGCCGTGAGGCTGTTACCCTCTTTCTCATTCAGAAACTGATCAAGGATGACGGATGCCGGTGCACCAGCGAGTACCAACCCGAGAACAGTTGCACTCAATTTTGCTCTGGTTCCCATCACTCACCTTCCTTTTGTAATGCCTCAACGACCACGCTTGCAGCAGCAGGACGTTCGTGAAGCGGTTTGTCACCAACGCCTTTCAGATAGTCATTGACCATTTTTGTTCGCTTCTCATCTTCTTTACGCCTGCGGTGTGCATCTATACGCCCGTTGATGTAGGAGGCAAGCGAGATAAGCAAACCAGCAGCGCCAAAGAACATGAACACCAGATCCTGAGTGGTAAATCCAATGGCAGACGCAACAGCTGCTACCCACGCGAAGAACTGCGTGAAGATGTTCCCTGAATCGTTCATTTTCATCGTCTCTCACCTCGCTAAGTGCGGGTGCTGTTACTAGAAATAAAAAAGGCCGCCAAACGGCAACCTTGGGATGTTTGATACTTTCCGGAGCTTCTTTCTCTTTAGGAGTGCAATAAATTAAACAATCCTTAAGAAGAGCCAACTGATGCAAAAATAATTAACTTTTCAAATAGTTTCAACATGTTACCATTTCCACTAAGTCATGGCTTTACCTCTTTGTGGATAAAAGAAAGACAAGCGGGCATGAGATGGAGTCGTTATTGCGGAGAGGAGTGATGTCGTTCTCCGCTCTTTTTTGTGCTCAAATGAGCGAATAAAAGACTACCTGTCGGTACAGTCGTCGGGATCGGACATTTAGCCCACTCTTATTGCCGTGAGTCCTCTCAGGACGAGGGAAAACAAACAAGGCCGCCCAAAGACTGTCTATCAATGTTAAAAAATCCGCCCAAATGAGTGAGACTTGGAAATCATTTTAAGTAAGTGGCGTTGAAACCACTTTTCACACGATAAACTAAAAAAATGCGGCCCGTGATAATTCTTTTTAGTTTTTTTTGATATATATTCTTTATGGTTTTTTAGATACTTTTGGGGTATGTATGGAAAAGGTTAAAAAATGTTTTATTGTTATGCCAATCGGAAGTGATGACTCTCTAACTCGACGAAAAGCGCAGGGCATACTTGATGCTGTCATCAGACCAAGTTTGGTCAACCTTGAATATGAAGTTTACGTCGCTCATGAAATATCCAGCCAAGGTTCAATTTCTAAGCAGGTCATTCAGCATTTATTGAACGACGATCTGGTAGTAGCAAATTTAACCGAGCTAAACCCTAACGTGATGTACGAACTCGCAGTCAGGCATGCAGTACGAAAACCTGTTATTTCAATTGCGGAAGAGGGAACAAAATTGCCGTTTGATATTTTCGATGAAAGAACAATTTTTTATAAAAATGATATGTTAGGCGCTACAGAATTCAAACCGAAATTCGAAGCGGCAATAGGTTCCGCAAGCAACGAAGAAAAATGTGACAACCCTATATATAGAGTAACCGAATCAATTCTCATTCAAGAGTCAAAAGAGATATCAGACCCGCAAAAAATAATCATACAGCGACTCGATGAAATTGAAAAAATGGTTACAAAAGCCAATAATGCTATATCCATAACAAAGCCATCCAGTGATTTAAATTTCATACAGGAATTACATCTCAATTGCCGGACTCCGAATTATGATGAAATCATAAACAATATTATGATTTTGCTTTCATGTCATTCCGCTGAAATAATAACCAACGGAATAGATTCCGGTGGCATATTGACTCTACGAGTTCACTCAAAATCAATGATTAATCCATTAAAGCTACAAACGCTAGCTAAAAAATTCGATTTTGAAGTCCAAGAATTTAAAACAATTTCTTCGTATAAAGATTAATTAATCTCCCTCTCTCCACCTCCTTGTTGAGAGAGGGTTCACACTAATCCATATCCATCCTTATGTCTAAAGAAGCTAAACATCCTTCTATGAAACCTTCAGCAATCTGCATTTTAATAACTGAGCCCAGCAGGCCGCCACCGAGAACAGCACCTGTGTCGGTTAATAGATCGGACATTACGCCCCCTCTGTTATTGCTTTGAATCCTCTCAGAAAAATTGAGGGGAGATAAAAAAGCCCGCTTTTGAAGGCGGGCTAATGAGTTGACTATTTGGCAATGACCACTAGGCTTTTCTTTGTCAGTAGATCTTGCAGTTATCAATGCGATTCTTGTTATACCTGCTCGGTCAATCTATAGTTTTAAGTCATTCATAAAATATAAAAGTTCAATTAGTGATTAAGGGGACTATTTTCTTTTCCATCTATCAACTCTATTCACTTGCTGATCAGTGTTTTTTTTCTTCAAATACTCTTCGTAAGATATCTTTTGAATTAATAACGAAGAGTTAAAGAGAAATGAAATCAATTCAAATGCCATCGCCATTCCATAAAAGAAAAAGAACATACTTATAAATGAGAAAAAATCATTAATGAAAGCTTTATTGATCACAGACCAACAAAGTGCAAGAGTAAAAACCACAAGCGGATAGGCTATATCAACTGGTACAATCTCTGGTCCAAACGTTAATCTTTCTCTGTTAGTGGACATAAAAACAAGAAAGCTTTCGGGCATAACGAAAAGAAGAGCAAAAACGCCAATTCCAAACCCTAGTACGCTTGGGAACACAGAAAGAATAGAATCATCCGCTTTCCATGGTACTTTAGAAACATCACCACCGTGATAAAGCACAACCAATTCTATTAAAAAAAAGACATATACAGCTTTCTTGAAAATTCTTTCCCACCACTTACGAAACGGGGCGATCTTCTCATTGCAGCTCTTATCACCCTGATACGCATAAGCATTAACAATGCGGAAAACTGCTCCAATGATTGGGATATGTCTTATTCGACAATAGAGCAGTTTATTGAAGTCCGCATTGCTATCCATGATTAATCTCCAATTTCATCTAAGAATTTTTTATTACTTTTAATAGTCCCAGGCGTAACTTTGGTTTTTTCCAAAGCTTTTTTGATTAGATTTAATACTGCCAGAGCTTTCCCTTTTACTCCTTTATATTCCTTAGTTGTTAACTGCTCTCTTACCGGATAATCCTCCATTTGGTATTTTTGCCTGTCACCATGCTCATCCAGGTATGAGACCTCCGCATTGCCATACTTTGTAGCCAATGCCATTTGAATTTTTGCATCATCCGGTAAGTCAGTCATAACCGCTTTATTAAAACTTTTATAACTAGCGGACCATTTAGAAACTCGTTTATCCTTCAACTCTTCCTCTCGACGTTTCAGTTCCCCCTCCATCATCTGATCAAAAGCATCCGAATTGGAAAATGTAACAACTCCATCATATCTTTTGTAACCTTTTTTGGGTAACTCAAGAAATTCTGTTATTGAATCTGCCGATGTAAGTTCTTCTATTTCTAAACTGTGTTTTTTGAAAAGTCTTGTAGCTTGAATACCAAGAATATCATTTAAGGCATCGATGAGAGGAGTTCTAGCTGGTAAACCTTTTGTATCATGAATTGCAAGTGTATGTGTTTTTGGATCGAAAAAAAACTCTAAATCGTATCGTTTGCTACTGGTATTACCTTTCGATCTATATTCGGTTTCACCGCTGTTTGTGTCGACAAGAACATTGACATCATCAAACTTTAAAAAAGAACCATAAATAACACATTCGTTCTGAATCTTATCAAATTTGTAAATAGTTACGGAAAAAGGAGCAAAATACATTTCGCCACGCATTTTCATTGCGATAGAACTGAGCTTCCTATTCTTCTGTTTACATTCATTAATCAGTGATTGCACCCCTTCGAAAAGGCGACAATAGCCATCTACCCCAACTTCATTAACACTCTTATCAATAGGTAGAAGTTGAACATTGTAAAATTTATAAATAGCCATAATTGCTTCTTCCATGCGATTTTTATGGCACCACTGTAATTTCTTGCAATGCTTTTTTCAACTTTGAAATAGGATAAGTCCACAAATATTAGCCTGTTCTTTCATACAGTTATGTATGTAAGAACAGGCCTGTTCAAACTATATAAGTAACTACAATATCCCATTATTGATTATGATACACGACAATTTCGGACAAAATCAAGTAAATTGAAGTTAAATACTCAAACTTTGCAGCCATCTTCATCAAAGCCAGTTACGCGAGTGAATTCCCGATTTGCCAATGTTTCCTCCCGGATGCAGATATCAATCAACCCCTCCACGTCTTCGTTGAGGTGCATTCCCTGAGGGCTGAAATGTTTGAGCGATGCTTCAAGATTCATTCTATGACCTCGATAATTATCATTCCGGTTAAGCCCCATACTTTTGATGTCCGAGCGTCCCAAATGTGGGAGTCATCCTCAAACAAGGCGTCAAGTAGAGATTTTGTTAAGTTGTCCAGATCGGGCTTTTGCTGATGTGGTTGTCCGTCCATAGCTGCGCGCTTTTTCTTGCTCCAGCTCGCCGGCATCGGCAAAACGAATGTGATATGTGCGCCATTCTCAGGCACCCGGATTCCATGCAGGCGGGCTTCATCACAGAACATGCGATACCGCATCACCGGCGGGCGCTGCTTCCACTTATCAGCACGGGTCATTCGGGGTTTTCCGATAGGAGTGATGATGTATTTAGGCATGGGCGCCCTCGCCCAGCAGATAGAGCACCTGCACCAGCAGCTCAGCTTCGGTGCCGTACTTCATTTCCCAGGCGCGGCGGCCAGCATGAATCGCTACACCGTAACCACCGTTGCGATGGTGCATATGGCACAGGGGAATAGATTTCCGATGGTCAGCACGTTGACTGGTGCCCTGACCGGTTCGGATATGGTGAATTTCCGCAGGCGTCTCGCCCAGGTTCTGGTTTCTGCACACGATGCAGCCCAGCGCGGCCACACGTGAAAGATGGAGGCTATCTGCTTTCTTCATGCTGGACCACCAGCATAAGCAGAAACACCGCGCGCTAATGGGCGGTGTGAGTGATTTATGGTAATGCTCTGCGCCATTTTGATTCCTCAGGTTGGCGCAGTAATCAGTGGGTGTTCAGCCCGTTTGATTATTATAAATCAACACTTACTGCTTGAGAACTTTAAGTGCTTGCGGCAGGGAGTTTAAGTTCATGATACGGTCTTCCTCACCCAGCACTTGGGATGAAAGCCTATCACCGTCCCGACGAATCAGAGTGCGCATGGCATTACTGGTCACCAGGTAGTCAGTGATTTCACCATCAGTAAGACATAAAACAATCATTCCGTCTTTGGTGAGGCCGGCGGCAAATTCATTCAATTTCATGGGCACATCCCTAAAATGGATTTCCCCTTGCGGGGGTGGTCCTTTTCTCCCTGCGTGCTGATTTCTTTAAGGGTTCCGCTAACGTGATGTCTAATAGGTTAGACAGAGCAATTTCGCTTAATTGTTCTGTCTAACCGATCGGTTATCATTACACAGGAATCAATAATAATATTCTAAATAACAGGATTCTTATCAGTTTCAGTTACACGATTAAGAAAGAACGTCACAACCCCAACAATGTTCACGTCATCCAGCGAATCTCCTTCGATATCCTCACCATCCTGCGTAATGAGGGCATTTCCCTGTACCTTTGCTAAGTCCATTCTTCCGTAGAATGCAATAAGAACGGTGTCACCTGTTCGGGGTTTCGTGTTTACATTGATGAGTACGTATCCGTCACTGGTTTCGATAGTGCGGCAATTATCGTCATAGCCGCATACGCTGCTTATGCTGAGCAACTGTTGCTCTGTGTAATTTGCCTCTGGTGATGTAATTTTCATAGTAATCACCCCTGCCGAGTAACTGTATATTTATACAGTACCATCAAAATAACGAGGGTCAAGAATTTGGGTGCAAAAAAACCGTCTCAGTGTGTAATTGATTGATTATCAATCAATTATTTTCAAAACCAGCGCCATAAACAGTTATAGTTGATAGCCTAATTGCGCCTGATATCATATGCATTAGATACACTTTTTACCTGTAGATGGGATTATACTTTTAGGTTGAAACCGGGTTCACAGGCATCCTGACATAAATTTAAGTTAATTTGTCATTTGAAGTGAATAAGTTATCATTAAGTATCAACGGCATGGTAATGGAGAGGAATCAAATGGAAGGTAACGCCCTTATAAGATACACGGCTATATCGCTCATATTAGGAATACTACCAATAATAATAGTTTTTTCCATATATTTCGGCGATAAGGATTCATCCATCCTTATGACCCTTTACGAATGGGCAAAAGGGTATAATCGTGATTTTTCAGAACAACATTTAGTTGTGAGCACAATAGCTTCTGCATATACTAAAACAGCCCCTCTGTTTGCTATATTGATGTATGTTTTATGCTGGAACAGGCTTAAAATAACACTCAAGGATTATGATTTAAAGGGCTGGCTTAAACTCCTACCAGGTATGATTATTCTCATTGTAGGCATATACTGGCTAACATACTTTGGCATTGATAATATGTCGGACAGTATGTACAGAGTAAAAAGATTAATTGCAGCGAATGAATTTTTCTTAATGGTTTATTATATTTTATTATTTTTGACAAACTATGTTTTCATATGGATGTTCATGCTTTATTTGTATGCATTGAAAGGCGTGCCTTACTTTAAAAAGCGGGTATAAACCCGCTTTATCTGAAAATTACTTAAATAAACCTGCTACAGCATTGTTTAGCTCTTTAGCTTTATCAGGGCTAATATATGATGTAGCAATTGCTATGCCAATGACGGCCATAACTGTAAGAGCGGTGATCGCTACAGCAGGGATAGAAACAAGAGATGCCAATCCACTAATCAAAGCAGTAACGATACCGAGAGCTACACTACCAGCAATACCACTTAAATACATCGCCTCTACTTCTAATGCCAATGGTTGCCAGTTCCCAGTGGTGATACCAATGATAGCCCCATCTTTAATCTTTTGAGCTTTTAACAATCTATCAGCCCAGGTAAAGGCCCGTTCCAGGCCTTTAAACCGGTCTGCCAGCGTTGATAGATTCACGTGATTGAGAGCATTAACCAGCGCTGTTTTATCAGCCTGGCTTAATTTCATGTTAGGGTTTTTCGTGATTGCTTCAAGGGAGGCCATCGCTTCCTTAAAGGTGCGTATTTTCTTACCTTGAAAATTACGAATATCATTAGCCACACCTTGCGCCAGGACTTTATATTTTTCGCCCAGCCTACCACTAATTTTTTCACCGGCATCTACAATAATTTCGGCAGAAGCAGTGATTGCTTCTTTTTGCTTTTGATCAAGAAGATACAGCTGAACAACCGCAACAGCCTGATCATGCATAATATAATCTGGATTGCTTGTAGTACCGTCTGCGTAACTAGATTTGAATGTGTCAGTTTTGCGGTTATATCTAACTTGATATATCTCTTTTCCAAATCTTACTGCGTATGCAGTTATATCACCATTATCAAGTATCTTGCTGACCGCGGGTCTATCTAACGTTCCTTTGTAACCTTCTTGCCAGTTTTTTATATTGGCTTTATATTTCGCCGGTTTGTTCTTGCTAGCCTTGAGAGCGTCTGATGCGCTCTTATTAGTTTTGGCATCTGCCCAAGGAACACCTCCAATCCCTGGATTAATAGGATGCGTCCCCTCAACGATCATTGTGAGGCCATTGCCCAGGTCAACTTCCATGACACCGCCCAAGGCAACATTTGCGCCGCCACTTGAACCAGAACCAGAACCACCACCATTTCCATTCCCTGAACCGCCACCCCAATGGACACCACTACCTGCATTACCGTCAACCGTCATTGAATCTTCGTTAGGCATTTTTTCCTCCTTGTTAGGCTTTTAACAACTGTATATATATACAGTATCGCTACGTTAGCCCTAACCATCAGTTAAGTCAAGTAAACTGTAGGGGGCAGATTTTTAAGAGGAAATGTGGGTTCTTTATCTTAGAGATTGCTCATGCTGCAGTCTTACTGCTCGAAAAACGTTTCAGGTCAAAGTCGATGGTTGCGCGCTGGTCGCGGAAAATACCGCAACGACCGTGACGAACCAGACCGCCCTGCTCTACAGCGGTGCGGAGATATTTCTCAGCGGTTGTGCGATGCAGGTCGAACATCGCAACGACATCTTTAGTAGTGATGCGCCCATGCACTTTCACCAGTTCGATAATCCGGTTGATAATCCTGGTGCGCTCGTCATGCGTTTTTGGTCTTGGCATCGTTAATCCCTCCCACCAGCTTTTGCCATTTATCCTCAAGTTCTTTACGTGCTGCCGTCTCACCGCCGGATGGGAACGAAAATCCCACCCGCCAGGCAGTGCATCCGTTTGAACAACGAATTTCTGCAGAACCCCAGTTCATCCCCCGGCTACGGACCTTTATCGATGATGACTGGCCGCAGTCAGGGCATTTTGGTAAATCACTCATCGCTGATACCTGCCAGCAGGTGTTTATGGCGACGCAGCTCCCGAACGGCCCCCTGAAGACGCTGCAGGTTTGACAGCTTCGCTTTTGTGCGGCGGATTTCATTCGAAATAAAGCGCGATGACGGAATAATCAGGTCATCAGGTCGGTAAGTGAATGCAGGGATATCCCCAATAATTTCATTCAGGGATTTACTGCCTGGCTCAGGTTGTACCGCTTCGGTGCTGTCTGTTTCAGTCTGGCCGGTTACGGGGAGAGACCATGTCACGCCCTTCCCCTGGCCGTTTTTGATAACAACACCCTGGCGCTCAAACGCCAGCATCACAGAGACCATGCCGCGGGCATTACGGTTAACAGCTGCGGCCAATGCCGCGGTGGTCATAGCTCCGTTCTTGCCTAGCATCCGGCGGACGGCCTCAGCATCAACCGGTGCTGGTTCCTCACCTTTCAGTCGCGGTGCCTGATGCACTGGCGTCACAGCTGGTGCTTTTGCCAGTTCCTTGGCCTGCTCTTTCGCGGTACCGACTGACCATGACCCATCGAAGAAATCACACAAACCCTGCTGTTTGTGCTCGCGCAGCATGTTCAGCGCTTCTACGGGCTCAATATCAAGACGGGCGGCAACCTCACGATATGTCGCTTTTTTCATGGCTTTCAGTGCGTCGATTACACCGGCTTTCAAAAAGTCATTGAGTTGCAT